AATATTGCCTGTTCTATGGACGAGTTTTCGCAACTTGTGAAAAAGCAAGAATATAAAACATATTTTCCTTTTCTTGAAAGATTGTGTGAACAAACAACACTGTTGCGCAATATGGAGTCACAGTTTTTGAGTGTACATATGAATACGTTTAAAGATATGGGGAAAAAAATGAAGGTCTATTATGATCTTTTTTGTAATAAAGACTATAAATACTGTTTTGAGTATTCCTTTGCTTATGAGGAATATATGAACAATATCAGGTCTTTGACTACATTGCAAAATCTTCGTCCTTGTAAATTTTCCACATCCGTATCCAGATTTAAAAAGGGATTTTATTCTCTCTTGCGAAACAAACACCATACAGCAAATTCACTTTCACTCTCAAAAAACGCAATATTATCTGGACCCAATGCTTCTGGAAAAACAACACTATTAAAAAGCACTGTAATCAATGTTATTTTAAGTCAACAAATTGGTAAGGGATTTTATGAGAAGGCAACCATTATTCCTCAAGACTACATACATTGTTATATTAATATTCCAGATAGTTGCGATCGTGATAGTCTTTTCCAAGCAGAAGCAAAACGCTGTAAAGAAATACTCGATTGTATCCATGAAAATCCAAACGCAAAACATTTATGTATATTTGATGAATTATTTTCAGGCACTAATCCGTATGAGGCAATAGCGTGTGCTTACGGTTATTTAAAATATCTTCACAAAAATAGAAATGTTAAATATATGTTAACAACGCATTATTTAGAATTGTGCGAACATTTTGAAAAGGAAATTGTGTCACAAGGAGAGAATTCAGTAGTAACAAATTATACATTAGAGAGAAAATATGTTCTCCAAAAAGGGATTTCCACTGTAAAGGGTGGTATAAAGGTAATAGAAGATTTAGAGTTTCCACATGATGTATTAAAAAGTGCCAAAACCATGGTTTCGTTAAATTAAGCATATAAATATATGTCAAGAATCTAATTAAGAATGTTAGGAATGATTGGTTTAGAAGGAAGTGGATTTACACTATGTTTGGGTATTATTCTTTTACTTACGGGCATTGTTATGTATTATTGTAAAAGTAAAATAAGTGAATGCGAACATAAAGTGGACTCTATGTTTAAACTTATTGCTGCGTTACATGATGAAGTAGGCGAGTTAAAAAAAAGTAAAATGAATACCGTATCAGGAGATGTATCTAGCACATACGGAACTAGTGCTACACCATACGGAAGTAGTGCTACAACCATGGATGTAGTAGAACAACATATAAGTGAAGAAAGCGAAGAAGAAACCGAAGAAGAAAGCGAAGAAGAAAGCGACGGAGAAACAGAAATGAAAGATAATTCAAAAGGTTCGCTTTTTTCAAATCATCCATATCAAGAATTGATTCCTGAAACACATACGACACAATCAAAAAAAAACGATATAAGTGCTGATAGTGAAAGTGAGAGTGATAATGATAATGATAATGATAAAACAGATACCAATTCAAAAACTATTAAAGTTGTTGATTTAGGAGATATTGAAGAATTACAAATAGAATCCTTAGAGAGTGATGATGATGATGAGGAAAGTGAAGAAAATGATGAGAATGAGGAAAATGAGGAGAATGAGGAAAATGAGGAAAATGACCACACTAACGAAGAAGTTGTGGATTATACTAAACTTCAAGTAGTAGCACTAAAAAAACTTGCTTCAGAACGTAATTTGTCATCGAACGTGAACAAGTTACGCAAAGCTGAACTTATTCAACTGTTACAAACTTCATGATAATACTTTAAAGCATAAATAAATAAAATAAAATAAAATACTCGTATAGTATAGTATAATCAATATGAGTGCTAACTGGAACTATCGCCAACAATTGATAAAAAACGCAGATACCATTATTGCAACCCAACAAACAAAAGAATGTTTAGAGCATCCTATGTTTTTCAACAAAGAAAGTAAACAACATTCTTCAAATACTCCATTCTTATATACATCATGTATTGATAACACTCATCCTTTTGGTTATCAAAATAGTGATATGAAAGAACTTTTTTTAGAAAAAACACAACTTAAATGTAAAATGATAGCACCAGAAATTCATTTAAAATGATTATCTTCATTTAAATTATTAGTATATGAAGATAATTAGTTTCGATGTTGGAATAAAAAATTTAGCGTATTGTATTTTTGATGTGAACAATGATAAAGCAACAACATATACAATTATAAAATGGGGTATTCTCGACCTTATTAATAAACCAGTATTTCACTGTGGAGCAAAACAAAAGAAAAAACCCTACTCCGTATGTGGAAAAACCGCATCTTTTATGGATAAAGACCAACAATATTTTTGTAAACAACATGCCAAAATGTCTCCCTTCAAAATACCAGTAAAAGAATTATCGGATATAGCATTAAAACGAGCAAAGGTTACCGAATTAAAACAACACGCTGAAGAATATAAAATTTCATACGAGTCCCCTATTTTGAAAGCAGATTTACTGAAACGTGTTAAGGACTACCGTGATTCTCATTTTTTAAAACAAATAGTAGTTGAAAAAGCAGATACTGGATTAGTAACAATGAGTATCAATCTCACACATATGATGAACGATTTAATCAAAGATATATCCATTGATTGTGTTTTAATTGAGAATCAAATCAGTAAAATTGCATCAACAATGAAAACTATACAAGGAATGTTAACTCAGTATTTCGTAATGCGTGGAGTATATGATATTCATTATATCTCTTCCTACAACAAATTAAAGTTATACGTATCCTCAAAGAAAAATTATACCTATAAACAGCGAAAAGAATTAGGGGTTCAATGTGCATTAAAAGAATTAAATGAGAGTCAGGATAGTGCTTGGATAGCATTATTTCAAACCCATAAAAAAAAGGATGATTTAGCAGATAGTTTTCTTCAGGGATTGTGGTATATTAATATGAAATTGCGGACTACTTAAAAATTAAAGTTCTAATAATGTCATAATGGAAGTTATTAATTTAGATAGCGTTGATTTAACGGATAGTTCCTCGGAACCCATCATTTCTTTGAATACATCGTCTCCATCACTTACAGGAATAGAATTATTAATGAATCCTAATAGTAAAAAGAAAGAGAGTGATGAAACAAGTGGTAACAATCTTCCTGTAGAACTGGATGAATTGTCAGCTTTAGAGCAAGATTTGAATGCCTTAACCAATAATACACCTAAAGAATCATTAACATCTTTGAAAGAGAGCACCGATACCATAAAATTAAATATAGAGAGCACTGATAATCAAATCAATGAGAACAACAAATCCATCCCGACCATTCAAAAAATGGGCGAACCCGAGAAAACATGGGACGGGTTTCAACAATTTAATAATATTCCATTAAACCCCGACACATCAGTAGAACCTAAACCAAAAAAATCACGTGAAGAAATACTGAAAGAAAAGTTCAACTATTTACGTAAATTAGAGATGCTGGAAAAGAAAGGTATTCGGTTAAGCAAACAATATACAATGGATTCGTCCTTGGAAGAAATGATTGGCGAGTATGAAACCATTAAATCGGAGAGAGAAAAGGAGAATAGTGTTAAGTTTCAAGGACGCATGCTCATGGCAGCAGTAACAGGTTTAGAATTTTTAAATAACCGTTTTGACCCTTTTGATTTTAAATTGGATGGTTGGTCAGAACAGGTCAATGAAAATATTGACGATTATGATGAGGTTTTTGGAGAACTCCATGAAAAATACAGCACCAAAGCAAAAATGGCACCAGAACTCAAATTGCTCTTTCAATTATCAGGAAGTGCTATTATGTTGCATATGACCAATACTATGTTTAAGTCATCGATGCCAGGAATGGATGATATTCTTCGACAGAATCCTGAATTAATGCAGCAATTCACACAGGCAGCAGTTAATCAAATGGGGCAAGAAAAACCAGGATTCGGCAATTTTATGAATGATATGATGAATGAAAGCAGAGAAGGTTCAAGACCAGCACCTCCTCCAAATGCCATGTCATCGCCACCACCTGCTCCAGTAAAAACACGTAATAACGGGAGAATGGATAATTTTTCACGACCAGATATTGGATTTGGACGCGGAGCACCGGAAACAGGTGTAAATATCAAAGATAATTTTGTGAATCCTGAACAACCAGAACGTTCGGCACGAAAAACACGTCCCGAAATGAAGGGTCCAAGTAGCGAGATTGATGAACTTCTTTCTGGATTAAAACCCAAAATACCTTCTGGTAGTTCCGCAAATAAAAAGGTTGATGTTAGTAACGACAAACCGAAAAAAAGTTCACGTAAACCTACATCAGAGAGAAATACAGTAAGTCTAGATATTTAAATTAAATTAAATGCGTGAAAATTAATTCTTTGTTATCCTATTATTAAGTAATATGTATTACATAAAACCATTATACCTGTGTATATTTATTATTATAGTATTAATGCTCTACTGGATTAATTTTAAAATATATAATCCTTTTTGGTCACATCAACCCGTATCACATTTACATCATTTTTACCGCAGTTGGTTTAATCCACATGTTATTTATCCTCATTTTTATGTGCCTAAATTTATGAATACGCTAAATATAAAAACTATTTCATGGTCCACATTCAAAAATAAAGAAAACTTCACTTCGCATATACGCGACCATTACTGGAGAGAAAAAAACGCCCACTACACTCCCATGCTAGAAAAACATATGAAACCTTACTATGATAATGATAACAACGCATACATAAGTCTTTATTATTTACATGATATTTTAGTAGGCACCATAACAAATCGAACATTGCGTATTCACATAAATAACCAACGGTTTGCTGTGTCTTATATTGATTATTTATGTGTTCATAAAGGTTATCGTAAGAAGCGCGTAGCACCGGAACTTATACAAACACACGAGCATTATCAACGTACTAAATCAACAAACAAATGCGTAGTTTCACTGTTTAAAAAGGAGGGGAATCTTCACGCATTTACGCCACTTGTAAAATATTCTACCTATACATATGATTTGCGTTCTAAAACATCAATACTGTCGAACTATACACAATCATCTTCCTTTTACCATTATGAGGTAGTGGAAGGTTCCCTCTCTCTCTTAAAAACTATTTTAGAATATGTTGAATCAATTCAGCATCTTTTTTCATGTTTTATTCTTCCACCTCTAGAGATTTTAAAACAACTCATAGAGAGAAAAAGTATTTTATTGTATTGTTTAGTAAACAAGAATGCTCCTCAGAATACTCAAAAAATACAAGCACTCTATTTTTTTAGACCCACTGGGGTCTATATAAATAGTAGTAAAGAAAATATAGAATGTTTTGCGTCGTTGTTTAATAGTCATGTTTGTTCTCAATTAGATTTTCTTTTGGGGTTTCTCTCTTCAGTTAAAAAAATGAAGGATGTATATGGTCATCTTCAAGTTGAATCACTTGGACATAACACTATTCTCAATGGTTTTTTAACTGAGTCAACCAAAAAACTCTATAAATACAAGACTCAATGTGCTTATTATTTATATAACTATTCGCACAGGGAAATAGACTCCACAAAGGTATGTATTTTATTATAAATATTATCGCATATATTATCGCATATATTATCGCATATATTATCGCATATATTATCGCACATATTTACCTACTTTAGCAAAAGAATCCAAAACAAAAATGATAAATACACCTAAAAAACAGTAAAGAACTATTTCTTCAGTAATACCACCAGTTTTTTCATCTTTTTGGTCCTCAAGTAAATGAATCATGTAATTCAGTTTTTTCTCTAAATCGCTACTTGTTGTATTTTCGTGCTGACCTGTATTTAATTGAGGTGTACTAAATGGTAAATACTCTTTAGCAAACTCATCTGTGAGTTGCGAAAAAGGTTCGGCAGGGTGTTGTTCTTCGCGAATGAGCGCCTTCTCTTTTGCTTTTGTTCGTTCCACACCAGAAGATTGAGGTTTAGGAGGAGGTGAAAAATCCACATTTGCTAATTCCTCATCTTCGTCCTCATTATTTAAATAAGATTCTTCATATGTTTGAATTTCTGGTGAATGTTGAGGTTCTATAGGTAGTCTTTGTTCTGGTCTCTCTTCAATAGCAGGTTGAGGCATTTTCACTTCCTTCTTTTTTGGTTTCAGTTTTCCCTTAATTTTATCTGTACTTTCGATAAAACTAAATCCCAGCGAGGTATTGCTCATAATTAATTCCTTCTTATAAAAAAAACAGATAATAATTTTATATTGTAAATGTATATAAATGAATGAATTAGTGTTGATACTATTAGGTATTCTTATCGATATTGCGGTGGTTGGTAAACCCGAGGTTATTAAATACTACACCAATAAACCTATTGGCAAATTTATATTTTTAGTTCTTACTCTTATAATTACCTACTATAATCGTTTAGCAGGAATTTTATTAGTTGCCATTTATATTGTTATTCGCAGTGATATAATTGTAACAGAAACTATGAAAGATAAGGATAATGATAATGATAATGATAATGATAATTCATCGTTTTCAACAACAGACTTTGTAAAAAAATACTGTAAGGATGGCGAAGTGGATAGTTCACTCAATCCACCTACTCTTAAGTATAAATCTGGAAAATGTAATCCTTGTGACGATTCTTGCGATTTTGAGATTACCTCGGCAAAAGAACAAATGACCGTCGATGAGGCACTCCGTCCAAAAGAATCAAATAGTATTCCCGTTTAAATATAATTAAAGAAATCTACAGATTTAATACTATAGATTTCTTTATGAACAAAGACGAAAGCATCGTTCAGACCAGTTCACTTCTTACAACAGCTATTATTTTAGATGGTTCATACTTTTTTATGGCACTCTATAATAAATTAGATGGACAATGGAAAAAGCGTTCTACTCTAGATAAACATAAAAATCAATATTATGATGGATATGAATTTGTCAATTTTTATTTAGAAAATATTAAGATATTAATACGCGAACTTATTGTTTCTATCAAAATGCAGGCTAATATAGACGACAAGACAAAATTATGTAAGGTATTCCTGACACGAGGTAGTAAAACATCATGGAGAAATAACGTTATTAGCGACTATTCACATTCTCTAAATCCAAAAATTATGCCTCTTCTGGATATCATATTCAAAGACAATATAGGACTTGAGGACGTTGAAATTTATCAAAACTTCAATCTTGAATCCGATGATTGTATTGCAATTTTAGTAAATAAACTTCTTCTAAAAAATCCGGATATCTTTATCCATATTATATCCAAAAATAAACGTCTTATTCAGTTAGAAACCGATAATGTAAGTATTATGGATGTAAATAAGAAATCACTCCGTGAAACTAGCGACATTCTTTCTAATTCGGTCATCTTTAGTCCCAATAAATATCTATTCTTCCTTATTCTAAAGGGGGACAGTGAGCACAACATTCCAAGGGTATTTTACAATGAAAAAACCGATATTGAATATGACCAATATTACGATAACAATGATTTAATTGCAGAAGAATGTGAAGATATTATTTTAGCTGAACGATTACGTAATAATTATCTTGTTTGTGACTACAATTCTATACCTAAAAAATTAGTTATCAATTTTGTAAAAAATAATCCCACTATATAGTAATGGAACTGTTACATCAATTAAACAACAGCAAGTACTTTTTGGGGTTTTTTATCATTGTTTTAAATATGGGTTCTAAGTTTATTAATATAAAATTAAACAATTTTCATGAACAACTCTTGCGTGACACTATTGGTCGCGAACTTATGATTTTTGCCATATGTTTTGTGGGAACACGAGATATTTTGGTTGCCTTAGTTATGAGTAGCACCTTCATAATTTTAAACGACTACTTGTTTAATAATGAGAGCACATTGTGTATTATACCAAAGCAGTATCGTGATAAAATGAGGATTGC